TGCCGGCGGACCTGCGGGCGGTCTGGGACCGGCTGGCGCCGTTCGCGTTCGAGGCGCGGACGTTGACGCGGGGCACGGCGGCGGCGTTTCGGGACCTCTGCCAGATTGTGGTCGTGCGGGACGGCCTCCTGCAGCAGATTCAGGCGGACGGCTACGGGACGCGCGACAGCAAGCATCCGCTGCTGCCGGAGTACCGGGGCCTGTATCAGCGGGTCGAGTCGATGATGGCGCGGTTCCGGCTGGCGCCGATGGGGAGAGAAATCGTCGCGGCGGCACCGGCCGTGGTCGACCCGTTCGCCCAGTTCGAGCAGACGGCGCCGTAAGGGACGCGCATGCATCCCGTCGATCACTACGCGCGGGACGTCGTCGCCGGTGTGGTGCCGGCGGGCCGGTATCACCGGCTGGCGTGCGCCCGGCATCTGGCGGATCGGGCGCGGGAGGGCGAGGCCGGGTTTCCGTATCGGTTCGAGTCGGCCGCGGCGGATAAATTTGTGGCGTTCGCCGCGCTCCTGCACCACTACAAGGGCGAGTGGGCGGGACACCCGATCGTCCTCTCGCCGAACCAAGTCTTTCGGCTCGGCTCCATCTTCGGCTGGCGGCACGTCGCGACGGGGTTTCGGCGATTCACGACGGCGTACAACGAGCTGCCGCGCAAGAGTGGCAAATCCCTCGAGGCGTCGGTCGTGGCGTTGTATGTGACGTTCTTCGAGGGGGAGCCGGGCGCCGAGGGCTACTGCATCGCCACCAAACTCGCGCAAGCCAAGATTGTCTTCAGCGATGCGCGCAAGCTCGTCGAGTCGAGCGGCCTGGCGACACGGCTCGAGGTCCACGCCTGGAATATTCACAAGGTCGACGCCGAACAAAAGCTCGAGCCGCTCGGGAGCGACCACAGCTCGACGGACGGGTTAAATCCGCATCTGATTGTGACGGACGAGTTCCACGCGATGAAGACCCGGGACCTGATCGACGTCATGGAGTCGGCGACCGGCGCCAGGCGCAACCCGCTCCATTTCCAAATCACGACGGCCGGCGACGACCTGGTGTCCCCCTGCGGCGTCCAGCACGAGTACGTGTGCCGGATTCTCGACGGGGGCATCGACGAGGATGCGTCGACGGTGAGTTTTTTCGGTTTTATCGCGCATGCGGACGTCGAGGACGACTGGCTCGACGAACGGACCTGGGAGAAAGCCAACCCGCACTGGAATATTTCGGTCAAGCCCGACGACATGCGGAAGCTCGCCGCGAAAGCCGTGCAGATGCCGTCGGCGACCAACGAGTTCAAACAGAAACGGTTGAACTTGTGGGTCAATGCCGATCAACCGTGGCTGTCGCTGGACGGCTGGCGCGCCGGGCAGACCACCTGGACGCTCGACGACATGGCCGGAGAATCATGCTGGGTCGGGATTGACCTGTCGTCCAAGATCGACTTGACCGCGGTCGTCCTGGTCTTTCCCCCGACCGAGACGCGGCTGGCCTGGCGGCTGGTGCCGTGGTGCCTGACGCCCGCCGACACCCTCGAGGAACGCGCCCACCGGGACCGGGCGCCCTATCGCGAATGGGTCGAGGCGGGCTATCTGCGGACGAACCCCGGCAACCGCATCGACCAGGGCGTCGTGATTGACTGGGTGAAGGACGCCGCGCGGCAGTTCGCGGTGCAGCAGGTCGGCATCGACCCGTGGTCGGCGGTGAACCTGTCGGCGGCGTTTGAAGCCGAGGGGCTGACGGTGGTCGAGGTGCCGCAAACGCTGGCGCAGATGTCGGAACCGGCGAAGGAGTTCGAGGCCGACGTGCTCGACGGGCTGGTCGACGCGGGCGGGCATCCGCTGATGGCGTGGTGCGTCTCGAATGTTGTGGTACAACGGGACGGCAAGGACAACATCTATCCCGTGAAAAAGCGCAGTCGCGGGCGCATCGACCCGGTCATCGGCGCGTTAATCGCCCGCAAGCTCGCCGCGCTCGAGCCCGCCCCCGTCCCGGTTCCGGCGTATCAGATGCTTGTCTTTGGAGGGCCGTCATGACCCACGACGATCCGCCGCCGCCGCGCCGCCGGGGGGGACGCCCGCCGATGGACCCGGCCGATCCGGAAACGGTATCTATTCAGGTTCGCGTCCCCTCGCGCCAGTACGATGCGTTGTATGCTCGCGCGACCGCGCAGCGGGTCACCATCCCTGAGTTGCTCCGTCGCGCCGCACGGCGCGACCCCTGACCTGGAGGGTCCGCCAATGCCGCTTGATTACCGCCGGCTCGCTACGTTTCTCGGGCACCCGTCGAACGGGTCGATTGTCGGCTCGGATGTCTTGACCCTGATTCGCAGTGGGTCGTTCCCGGCCGTGGCCTGGGACGAACATGCCTACGAATGGCCGACGGCCGACATCCTGACGTGGTCGGGCATGGTGGCGCCGACGGTGACCGCGCTCGTCCCGGCGACGGCGACGATCGGCGATCCCAATTTCACGCTGCACGTGCAGGGGACCGGGTTCACGCCGGGGTCGGTGATTCTCTGGAACGGTGGCCGGGAGGCGACGGTGTTTGTGTCGGCGACGGAGCTGACGACCGGCGTCAACATGGCGACGGCGACGACGGCGGTGCCGATTCCGGTCGCGGTGGAGGTCGGCGAGGTGCTGGTGACGAACAGCCTGACGTTCAACCTGCTGCCGCTGGCGGTGGCCGATCCGACCGGGACCGGCGGCGACTGCGCGCCCGCACCATCGCCGGCAGCGAAGCGGCGCTAGGCCTTCAGGATCCAGGTCATCCAGCCGACGAACAGGCCGAAGATGCCGGTCATGCCCATGAGCGTGCCGACAATCTTCCACCCGAGTCGGCTTTCCATCTCCGCCATGCGGAGTTCGAGCCGGAGGGCGAGCTCGTTCAGATCGGCCTTGGTGGCGAGACTTGAGACGTCGATGCTGGAGGCCGCTGCGGCTTCGGCGTCTGTGGCCCCCTTCGAGGTCATCCAGCGATAGAGCGCGTGGTTGGTGAGGGTGGCGGCCATTACGACAACCAGATCCGTCCGAGAATCAGCAAGACCACCGCGGTGTTGAAACCGACCATCCACGTCAACAGCAACAGCCGGCTATCGATGCTCGCGAGCCGCGATTCGTAACCGGCGAGTTCTTCCGCTGCCACTTTATGGCGCCTCGTCAGGTCGGCGCGGTGCTGCGGTCGACACTTCGATGAGACGCTCGAGATCAACCCGCTTCACCCACGTTCGTTTGCTGTCGCCGAGTTGTACCCGCGGTAGATAGCCATCAATGACCAACTTCCGCACGCTGGTGTAGGGCACGCCGGTTTCGGCCGCCGCCTGCTGTAGCGTCAACAGCACTGGGACCTTCGGGTTCTGCTTGGTCACTCCCGCCATTGGCTTCTCCTGCGGTGTTCCAGTGGCACGTATGTGTGACTAGATTACATGCATTTCTAGGAGTTCGGGGAGATTACCTGTCAACGCCGATACCCGAACTACGCCGGCCGGGCTGACCGCGAGCACCATCCCTTGCGGTGTCCGTCCTCGATCGCACCTACGCCGTTCTCGAGGTCAAAGCCGTCGACGCGGCGACGCGGACGATTCGCGGCATCGCCTCGACGCCGACGGTCGACCGCCACGGCGACATTCTCGAACCCACCGGCGCCACCTTCAGCAATCCCGTCCCGCTCCTGTTCCACCACGACATCCAGCGCCCCATCGGGCACGCCACGCTGACCGCGACCGCCGACGCCATCACGTTCTCGGCGTCGCTGGCGGTCGTCGAGGCCCGCGGCGCCCTGCGCGACCGCGTCGACGAAGCGTGGGACGCGATTACCGCCGGCCTCATGCGCGGCGTCTCGATCGGGTTCCGCGTGCTCGAGGACGGCGTCAAGACGCTCAAGAGCGGGCACCGGCAGTTTCTCAAGACCGAGATCGTCGAGCTGTCGCTCGTGACGATTCCGGCCAACTTCGACGCGACCATTCTCAGCGTCAAGTCGCTCGATGCGCCCCACCTCGCCGCGATTGGCGATACCCCGGCCGGCGTTGCGGCCCCACTCCCAATCGTGCGCGTGAAAGTCGCGCCCCGCATGAAGCAAACCGTCACTGAACAGATATCCGCCTTCGAGGCCACGCGCGCCGCCAAGGCCGCGCGCATGACCGACCTGATGTCCACGGCCGCCGAGACGGGCGTCACGCTCGACGCCGGCCAGACCGACGAGTACGACGGGTTCGAGCGCGACGTCACCGCGATCGATGCCCACCTGGTGCGCCTGCGGGCGCTCGAGCGGTCGCAGGTCGCCACGGCGACGCCGGTCGTCCCGGCGACCAAGCCGGCCGGCACCTTCCCGATCGTGCAAGTCAAGTCGATGCTGCCGAAGGGGACCGGGTTTACCAGGGTCGCAATGGCGATTGCGGCGTCGAAGGGCAATCCCATGATGGCGATCGAGCACGCCAAGCAGTGGGAGGACTCGACGCCCGAAGTCGGGCTCTACCTCAAGGCGGCGGTGCTGCCCGGCACCACGACCGACCCGGCCTGGGCGGGGGCGCTTGTCGCGCAGAACATCACGAACGAGTTTATCGAGCTGCTGCGGCCGGCGACCATTCTCGGGAAGATTCCCGGTCTGCGGATGGTCCCGTTCAATGCGTCCGTCCCGGTGCAAAGCGCCGGCGGCGCGTACGGGTGGGTCGGCCAGGCCAAGCCGAAGCCGGTGACGAAGCTCGGGTTCGGGACGGTGAAGCTCGAGATGAGCAAGGCGGCCGGGCTCATCATCCTGACCGAGGAACTGGTCCGCAGTCCTGGGCCGTCGGCCGAAGCCATCTGCCGGGCCGACATGATCGCGGGTATCGCGGCGTTTCTCGATACCCAGTTCATCGATCCGGCGGTGGCGTACGTCGCCAACGTCAACCCGGCGAGCATCACGAACGGCATCACGCCGATCGCGGCGTCGACGCCGATTGACCCGCTGAAGGACGTCCAGAAGCTGCTCGGCGCGCTGGCCGCGGGCAATGTCCCGCTCGGCGGCACGGTGCTGATCATGTCCGAGACGAACGCCCTGGCGCTCGGGTTCTCGCGTGACGCGCTCGGGAACAAGCTGTTCCCCGGGGTCGGCGTCAGCGGCGGCTCGATCGAAGGCATCACGGTCATCACCAGCAACGCGGCCGGGACCAACGTCATCGCGCTGGCGCCGTCGACCATCCTGGTCGCCGACGAGGGCGGCGTCTCGGTCGACGTGTCGCGCGAGGCGTCCGTGCAGATGGATTCCGCGCCGATGTCGCCGGCCGACGCGACGACGGTCTATGTCTCGCTCTGGCAGAACAACCTGGTCGGGTTGCGCGCGGAGCGGTTCATCAACTGGAAGCGCGGGCTGGACGCGGCCGTCAAGTTCGTCAGTGGAGCGACCTACACGCCGGCCGCGACCTAACGAGCGCCTATGCAGTTGTTCGGGTACGACTGGTCCGTCACCAAGGCGCTCACGTCGCCGCGCCGCCCGCTCACCCCCCTGAGCGGCGCGGCCGGCGGCGGTTCCTGGCGCACCATTCGCGAACCGTCGACCGGGGCCTGGCAGCGCAACGAAGACATCCGCGTCGAAACCTCGCTGGCCTATGCCCCGGTCTTCGCCTGCGTCACCCTCATCGCCTCCGACATCGCCAAGCTGCGCTTGCGCCTGGTCGAACAGGACGACGAGGGCATCTGGCACGAGACGACCAACCCGGCATACTCGCCGGTCCTCCGCTCACCGAACCGCTATCAGACCTTCGTCAAGTTCGCCGAACGCTGGATGCTGTCGAAGCTCACGGCGGGCAACACCTACGCCTTGAAACAACGTGACGGCCGCGGCGTGGTCGTGGCGATGTACATCCTCGACCCGGCGCGGGTGACGCCGCTCGTCGCCGCGGACGGCAGCGTCTACTACCACTGCGCCCGCGACGAGATGGCGGGCATCGAAGACCTCGACCCGGCCCGCGGCGGCGGCATCACCGTCCCCGCCAGCGAAATCCTGCACGACATGATGTGCCCGATTTTCCACCCGCTCTGCGGCGTCACGCCGTTGTACGCCTGCGGGCTGGCGGCGCTGCACGGCCAGACGATTCAACAGAGCTCGTCGAAGTTCTTCGCCAACGGTAGCCAGCCCGGCGGCGTGCTGACGGCGCCCGGCCAGATTGCCAACGAGACGGCGCAACGCCTCAAGGAGTACTGGGAAGCCAACTTCGCCGGCGCCAATGTCGGCCGCGTCGCGGTCCTGGGCGACGGGCTGAAGTACGAAGCCATGACGGTCAACGCCGTCGACTCGCAGCTGATCGATCAGCTGAAGTGGACCGCCGACACGGTCTGCTCCTGCTTCCACGTCCCGGCCTACATGATCGGCGTCGGGCCGCCGCCGCCGTACGCGAACGTCGAGCCGCTCCTGCAGCAGTACTACTCGCAGTGCATCCAGTCGCTCCTCACGTCGTTCGAGGCGGTGCTCGATCGCGGGCTGGAGTTCAAGACCCCGTCGATCGGGGTCGAGTTCGACATCACCGACCTGCTCTGGATGGATACGGCGACGCGGACCAAGGCCGCGGCGGATGCGATCGGCGGCACGGTCATGTCCCCGAACGAGGCACGCTGGCGCTACTTCGGCCTGGGCAGTGTGCCCGGCGGCGC